GGACATCCAGCTCGAGGAAGATTAAATGGAATCGCTGCTAGCCGGTTTTGCACGGTCGTAAAACATTGGAAGTCTGGCGAAGACATTCATTGCGTTGGTGGCTATGAACTAGCCGTCGTGGATTGGTTAAACACGAATCAGATCGATTTTCGATGGCAACTAGCGTTCCAGACGCCTCAAGGACGAACGTACTACGTTGATCTTTACGTCTTGGACGGTACATTTGCAGACACGTACATTGAGATCAAGGGAACTTTTGAACGAAAAGGTGGTCACGTCGGAAAGGAAAAGTGGGAATGGTTCCATGAAAAATACAAGAACTCTGAACTATGGAACCGTGAGAGGCTCGTTGAACTAGGGATCTTGTCAGCGCCGCGACGAAGGCACAAATCAGTACAAGAGATCGATACACAGTCAAAGAAGTGATGTGTAAACTGCTACACGCGTAGGCTAAGATCTGTACGTACTATGCGAGTTTGCATCGACTCGTGCCTGTTGGGCACCGATCGACACATCGTCTGTGATGATGCACGTTTTGTCTGGACGTCGACGGTGCCACCCGACTCTTGGCACCTGACAGGGACTGTCAAGCCTGGTCACTCGCGTTGTCTAGACACCCTGTTGAGGTTGGGTCAAGTTGCCATCGACATCAACCCGCCGGAGAGGTTTGTCAAGGCGACAGTACCGTTGTTGTCTGGTTCTAACTGGTCGTCACACCCGCCATGGCACAGGATGATGCCTGATGCAGCATACCGTGACTTTGTAAAAACGCTGGTGGCTCGAGTGGTAGAGGCCGTCCCTTCCTTGCCTGTGAATTATTACAATGACACTTGGGTGCCAGGGAATGAGGTTTTGGGCAGCCTGCACCGAGCACGTATCGATCGAAGCCAGTGGCAGGCTGCAGTCGATTCTGGCGCGGGCAACCTACATGCCTTGGCAACGTTCGAACCCGACCGTCACGGTTTTGCTGGTCAAGTGTCGTACAACCGGTTTGGGACCTTGACGGGTCGGATGACAGTAGCATCTGGTCCTAACATACTGACGCTTAAAAAGGAACAACGAGGCATCATCGCACCGTCGACGACAGGTGGCAGGATCATGGCGATCGACTTTGCCGCCTTAGAACCGAGGATCCTGTTGTATGAAGCCGGTCGACGGTGCGATGAACCCGACCTGTATTCGCACATCGCCCGTGAGGTCGGTGATGCCCCACGCCAGGTCGTCAAGGGCATTGTCATCTGTGAGCTGTACGGCAGCTCTAGGCATGCCCTAGCTGTTCGACTCAACATGGGTAGCAAGGAGCTCGATCGATACATGGCGCGAGTCAGGTCGTACTTCAACACTTCTGAGCTGCTTGAACGCATCCGGGCGCAGTTTTTGTCATCCGGTCACATCGTCAATCGTTACGGTCGACACGTGTTGATTGATGAGCCGTTGAACCACGTGATGTTGAACTACTATGCTCAATCAACGGGCGTCGACGTTGCCCTTCTCGGTTTCCGACAGGTCATCGCTAGGTTGGTTGAAAGTGCGCCCAGCGTCCGACCGATCTTTTTGTTGCACGATGGGCTGTTCCTCGACGTGCCAGCTGATGATGTCGATGTCGTGAAAGCGATCAACAGCGTCAGCGTTCCAGGATACGTTCAGAAGTTTCACCTCACGGTGTCAGACGTCAATGTACATGCTTGATGACAAAAGATACGTTTTTTAGCAGTATGGTGAAGACATGTCATTGACTCCTGAACTCATCGAGAAAAACTGGCAGAAGTTTCGATCGCTCCTTGAAAAGACGGGCGCCCGAGCTCCGCAGATCATGCACATGATTGATGTCCTTGAAGAGCGCCTGTGCCTGTGCCCAGCCTCATCGAGGAAGGATTTTCATAATGCATTCCCAGGAGGCCTGGTCGATCACTCACTACGGGTGCTAGGTAACGCCATGCGATTGCAGCAGGCCATGGGATGGAAGCTATCCAAGGAATCGCTCATCATTGCGTGTCTTTTCCATGACCTGGGGAAGGTCGGCGACGTCAACAACGACTATTACGTTCCGCAGACTGAGCAATGGAAGGTCGAAAAATACGGAGATGAATACACTGTCAACAAGGACATGGATTACATGTCAGTACCTGATCAGAGCATCTTCTTGATGCAGCATTTCGGCATCCAGCTCAGTCGAGATGAGATGTTGGCGATCAAGCTCAATGATGGATTTGTCGTTGAAGAGAACAGGCAGTACTGTCTCAAGGAACCGCTGCTAGCATTTGTCGTCATGACAGCTGATTACTGTGCTACGATGCAGGAAAAGGGTGCCTTTCCGTGAGGCAATTTGATCTGATCTAAGGGCTCAAATAGACCGTATGCGCCATACTTAAGACCATGCACAACTTGTTGCGACGCTACATCAGAACGGTCATTGAGGCCCGCCTGGCTCGAGTGCCGCAACAGCTTGTTTCAGCGGATTCATCGGAACACAGTGACGAAGGACATGAGGACGAAGGTACTGAGGAGTGCGTCCAAGAGTTCTCAGCGGCAGGGTCCGGAGCCGTCGCAGGGTACTCACTCCCTCTTGGGATGAACCCCGATGCGGTTGGGCGTAAAAAGAATCGAACGAAGAAACGTTGATTTAAAGGCTTTCAACTCGCATTCGTGGGTTGAACTTGTAGACAACAAAGCGGTAAGGTACCAAGACGTAGACAATACTGACTGCGTCTTGGCACATCAAAGGAAAGAGGAAACATGGCAGTTGATCTTGAGGCCATCCGTCGTCGGATGGCAGAACTGAACGGAGCACGGCGTACGTCATCGATCCAGTTGTGGAAACCCAGCGTGGGCGAATACCGGGTCAGAGGCGTTCCGTGGAAAAATGCATCGGCAGGGCTTCCGTTCATCGAACGGTGGTTTTATTACTTGGGTGACACTCAGGGCTTCTATGCACCTCATCAGTTCAACCTACCCGATCCGGTCAATGACTTGATCAGGAAGTTGTACTCGACAAAGAAGCCGGCTGATCGTGAGTTGGCCAAAAAACTGCAGCCACGAATGCGTACGTTCATGGCCATTGTCGATCGCGATGCTGAAGACAAAGGCGTCATGGTCTGGGCCTTCGGTAGCCCGATCTACAAGCGCCTGTTGGGTTTCTTTGACGATGAGGACGTTGGTGACTTTCTCGATCCGATCGAGGGTTTTGACCTCAAGGTCAAGGTGACACACCCACCGGGGAAGATGTTCAACGGGAAGCCATCCCTCGATTATGAGATCGATCCAGCAAGGAAACAATCGAAACTGTCTGAAAACACTGAACAGGCCACAAAATGGCTCGAATCGGTGCCCAACATTGACGACATGTACAAACAGAAATCTTTTCAAGAGATTGAAACGATTCTGAACAACTGGCTCAACGGCGGCGCTCCTCCTGATACATCAGAAGGATCGTCTCGAGGAACTGCGCCTGCAGATGCTCTCGACAAGCTGGTCGAGGACGTGAAGAGCGATAAGCCGAAGGCGGCGAATGCTAAGGCTGCAAAGCCTGTGAAGTCCGCGCCGAAGCCGGCAGGTGACGTTGATGTAGATGAGGCTCCAGTCGAAAAGAAAAGCCTTGACGAAGCCTTTGACGAACTGATGCAAGACGATTGATAGGAAGGAAAACAGTGGCAAGAGCGGCAAAAAACGCTCCCGCTGAGTCTCCTGTTGATTCCAAGAAAAATGCGGCCGACGAGATCGATGATCTCACGGCCGCATTGATCAAAGATATCAACAAGGACTTCGGGATGCGTGTGGCATACAACCTCGCAGAATCTGAAGCACCGACTGTCGTCAAGCGTTGGCTCGACACGGGCTCAATCCAACTCAACTATGCGATTCGCAATGCGGCTGGGGGTGGCTACCCCGAGGGTCGCATCATTGAAATCTCTGGTCCACCTTCTATCGGCAAGTCACACCTTGCTTACCACGCCGCGGCCAACGCCCAAGCGTTGGGCGGCATTGTCATCTATGTTGATACTGAAAATGCAACGCCGCTGTTGAAGCTGCAGCAGATGGGGATCAACATCAAGCGAGGCTTCGTCTACATGGACATCCACGCCACCGAGCACGTCTTCAAGGCGATCGAAGACACGATCGTCAAGTCAAAGAAGCTCAACAAGGACGTTCCGGTTGTGGTGATCTGGGACTCAGTCGCCGCATGTAGCCCGCTAGCCGAACTCAACGGTGAGTACGAGGATTCAACCGTCGGTCTACAGGCCCGTGTCATCAGCAAGGGCATGCGTAAGATCACTGGCATCATCGGTCAGAACAACGTGACATTGATGTGCCTGAACCAGCTGCGTGAGGCGATCGGAATCACCCATGGTGATCCTTTGATCACTCCGGGAGGGAAGGCCATCCCATACCATGCTACGGTTCGTATTCGCTTGACGTCCGGTACACAGGTCAAGGATAAGAACGGTAACATCATCGGTATCCACGTCATCTGTACCATCAAGAAAAACAAGGTCGCTCCTCCGTTTCGCAAGTACGAGTTTGACATCATCTTTGGTCGTGGCATCGTCGAACACGAGTACATCTTTGATGAAGTTCGTTCGTTTTGTGAGAAAAACAAGGTGACCAGCGACTATGCTGACGCTCAAGGCAACGTCAAGCAGATCGAGATCAGCGTTTCGGGCTCTGGACCGTGGAAGCTGTTGAGCGTCAACGACGCTTCAACGGGTGAAATCGTCATTGAAAAGAAGTTCTACAAGAGCGAGTTCGGAGACCTGATGAAGGATCCGCTGTACAAGCCCTTCATCGATCGAGCGATCGATGCGACGTATACCGTCACAATGGGCGAAGCAAGCAACGAAGGTGAGTCACCGACGTCGGACGACCATGAGCTTGCCGACAACTGACGTCGTCATAGGTGTTCACAGGTTGGCTGGTGGCGCTGTTCCTGTCTATGCGACAGCAGGCGCCGCGGCCTGTGACGTTTACGCAAACGAAGCTGGCATCGTCCCTGCGCGCGGCATCAAGCTGTTCCGAACAGGGTTGGTCATGGTGATCCCTGATGGGTTCGAGTGTCAGGTCCGCCCACGATCAGGTCTAGCAGTGAAGCATGGGATCACTGTCATCAATTCGCCTGG